TTGTTTGACTCGTCCATGATAACACGGAAGGCATACAAACCATGACGTTGTTGAACATTTTCCAAGAACGGATTAACAATATTCAAGAAACGGTTGCGTGTAGATGCTACATTTTGCTCGAAAAGTAGGAATCTTGAAGAACTTGCAATGAATTTCTTAAGATTGATAAGCAAACGACGAACGTTAACTCTGTCCAATGCACTTGCACGACGTTGTAGAGTCTTTTGACCGAAAGCAACAATTCCTTGACCAGGAAACGCAGCGATTGGATTAACCTTACCTTCGTAAAGTTGATCTCTTTCAGCAAAGTTAAGACGATCCATAACAGTAACCGCAGCTTCGATACCACCACGATTTAAACCGGCAGGTGCAAACCACTCAGCAGCCGACTTATCGTTTGAAGCATAAACAGACATCATAAGTGCTGATGGTGGATATGGTTGCAATACGTTAGTTGCTGGATCAATGATTTTAACCCAAGGGTAATATGTTGCACAATAGTTACTATCGATTGTTGATACTTGTTGAACTGCATCGTCAACACGACCTGGTTGGTTGTGAGCACTTACGCAGTCAAGGATGTAAAAACAATCTTCACGACTTTCACATAAATCAACACCACGATTGATTACAGTTCTGTGAAGATCAAGACTCAATCCAGGTGTTACAAGCAAGTTAATATCAAACTCGTCTTGGTTGCTCAATGCAGCGAATGCACGAACATATCCCTTTGTTCCACTTGAGAATCGTTTACTACAATCTAAACCTTGTACGTTATTTTCTGTTATGTGTTTACCTAAGTAAATTGGATGATTTGGTGCTTTTCCGTCAAATCCACCTTGGAAACCTACCAAGAACCTTCTCAACTTAGCAGTTGCTAATTCGTCAACTGCGGGAGGATTAACAGGAATTGAATCAACAGCATATGAAGTTGTTTCTCCGTCAACTTCTTCTTCTACTTGACCAGGTTCATCCATGTAATAACCCATTCCGGCATCGTCAGACAAATAAGGAAGTGGTGCAAACAATTCAGAAGTGTCACGTGCAGTACGTGGAAGTTCTAAAATTCCATCAGGACTGCTTTGGTTAAACACTGCTCCATTGAAGTATCTTCCAGGTTGTCTTTCGTACTGAGAAGCATGAGAGTATTGGATTGGTGGAGTTTCGTATCCAGCAATTGGTGTGAAGTATGATCCGTGACCATATGGCATTGCATTTGGTGGAGGAGTACTATCAGATGGCATTTCAATGCGAATCCAATTACTGAGATTGATGTAATCACCATAGTCGATTAATTTACCTTTGTTATTGATGGTTGTGAAACGATCACCAATAACACGTGGTAAGTATCTAGGACTAAGTGGGTCTAAAGTAACTGCATCATAATTCTCAACAACGTTTTGACCACGATCAGAATCGTTGAACGCACGAACGATCAAACTAAATGTTCCGTAGTCCGAGTCTTGAATTGATCCAGGTGTTCTTACATTGTAAACACCAATTTTGATTTCACGATTAGCAGATGAACCCATGTTACGTGTCCAAACTTTGAACAAGTTGTAACGTCTTCCACTAATTTTTTGTGATTGAATCCAGGGAGTTTCCGCAGGACGACAACTAAATGAAACTGCTCCTGGTTGCCAAGGATCATCTAAAATTTCTTCAGTCTTTGAATCTTCGTATTCAAATACGATTGCTTCGTTTGATGTTTCAACTTCAACTTTATACTTAACACCATTCATGATGTTATTGAAAATTCGTTCTTGTGCATTTTCAAAGTATGAATAGAAGTATGCTGGTTCAATATTTTTCTTTGGTGCTCTACCGAAAATGTTTTGAAGACTATCAGGTGCTTTTGGATCAATGCTGAAAACATAGTCAGAATCATAATTTGATTTTAAACTTTGAATACTTTCAATAACCTCACCTGTATCTTCGTCAACGGTACGAACGGTTCTTCTAAGATAAAGTGTTGATTCAAAATTACCAACAACGACTTCGTTTCCTTCGTCATCAATAATTTCACCTTCATAAAACATTAAGGAAGTTTCTTTGTCAACCGTTGTATTTTCAAATCCATCACGAATTGCGTCTACTGCTGGTTGACCATTGTCTGCCCATAATGTGTTTGCCAATACACCGATAACAATTTCGTCACCTTCTTCTGGTGTATCAAGTGATCCTGTAAGTGAACCACTAAGTGTTCCACTATAATCTGTGGTGTCAGTTACAACTGCTTTAATAATCAAAGCATTTTCTTGACGATAACCACCTAGATCACCAACACGAACGATGGTTACAACACCTTGATGCTTTAAATATTCACGTGCGGTGAATGGTTGATAATATTTTCCTTCGGGAATCCCAAACAAATCTTCCAATTCTGCTATGGTTCTAACAATTGTGGGTGAGTATGCAGGTCCTCTTGAGAAGGGTCCTACAACCGCACCACCAATTTGTGAGATACCTTGTGTCAAAAAAGTTTGATCGATTTCTTTGGTGAATACTGCTGGACTTACTGTTCTTTCTGCCATCTTGCTTTGTCTCCTTTATGGTTTTTGGGTTGAATATGGAAATTTAATATTTATTCATAAATATGTTTTGAAAATTTCAAAATCATATATTTATCTATTATTTTTTTGACAAAATATAAGTACCTGCATTTATATCGAGACTTCCTTCACCATATTTGCGTACAATTCTTTCTTTAAAGTTTGATTCTGTTTTTTCCAACTCTTTATATAGTGTCAAACATTCTTCTTCATTTTTTTGAATTGAATCCTGTTCAATATTAAGTTGCTTCTTTCTCAGAGACAACTGACCTAATTTTATTAGAACATCTTGATACTCATTATTTAACATAACGAGTTCAGATAGTTCGTCTGAGGTTAGTTTAATATTTTTATTTTTTTCCATGCGTTTAATAATAAGTTATTTACGCACATAAATCAAGAAATATATTGTATTGTTAAAATGTCAACTGACATTTCGTGTGTTTTTAATAATATATTTTTATTTGTTCTTTCGGAGTTTATTTCAATTGACTCGTTTTTATTTAAAAGAACTTCTTCTTCAGTTTCATAATTAAAAATTAGTATATCTTGTTCATCTATAATTGTAAATGAAATTTTATATGGAATATCATCAATATATAAAGTATAAAATTCTTCATCGTTCCACACTCGCACTTCGTATTCATCACCAACATCCCCATCTAAAAATAGTTCTCTATTTTTTCTGTTCAGAATTATATTCTTAGAAAATCCACTATTTAAAACTGATTGTGGTTTTCCGTGAATATTTGTTGTATCCGAGATAAGTTCAGTTCCGAATATAGCACGTCTATTTGTAAGACTTTTTTGTTTTGTTTTTGTGTTGTTAAATACTTCAGGTAGCAAATAAGCATTTACAGTTAAACTAAATGTTGTTGTAACAACACGATCATCGTCAGTTGGAGTTTCAACATTATTTGTAAATGAATCAACAGATGCTCTAAATTTTAATCTACCAGGATCACCCCAATAATCATTGCTTGCCCAATTAACAATTTCAACGAGTGTATTCATTTGTTGAACATATTCGGTTGTCATTGTAAAATCATAATTTAAAATAACGTGATCAGGAAATGCAATGTTATGTATTTCTTGAATTGGTTTTGCACCTGTTAACGCAGAGAATTTATCGTACATATTCTTCTTTGTAAACTTCTTTACAAATGGTACATTTAAATGTCTATTAAAATGAGCAAAAGAATCATCATTAGATACAGATGTTCTTGAGAATATAATCATGGGTTTTTGTACCATTCCTTTGGTATCACGATAAACTCCATCACGTTGAATTGCACTCCATCTTTCAGGTGAAGCATGACGAACAGGTACACTTATTATTGAATTATTAGCATCTTCTACTTGTGGATTAATAACATTAATAAAATATTCATACAATATATTATCAATATCCATTAAAGTTACAGTGTATTTATCGTAATCAACATCATTTGAATCATCTCTCATTTTTTCTGCACGATTATCAGAATAAAAAGAATCTTTTGATTTTTTCATATTAGAACGATAAGCATCATTATCAACGGAAGGTGGTGATGAATTTAACTTAGCAGTAAAACTCTTTTCATCACTTCCGGATAACTTTTTCAAAGTAATAAATGGATTATTAACTTTATCGTAGTCAGTCATTATATGTTTCGTTCCCTTAGATTTATTTTACTATTTCTACTTATGTGTGCATTACACAATAAACTATAATTCTTTTCTGGTTGACCACCTAGAAATTGATTTTCTACTACGTTCTCAATTTCAAAATAAGCATTTTCCCATGCTACTATATCACCAATTTGAGGGTATATATCTTTTATTTCACACAATTTTTGGTGAAATTTAAATACCGTGCCTTTCTTTACATCTGGACCAAAACCTTCATATACAGTACTTTCAGGATCGTTTTCAACTAAGCATTGAATTTCAATTCCGTCAAAATAAAATTTATTAAGACTTTCACCATACATATTTTCCTGAGTAGATTCTGCATCTATTCTGTATATAACAACAGTTTGTTCAATGATACTTGAAAGTAATTCACCATTTAGACTGTTCATCATACGAACATCTCTTCTACTAAAATACCTCCCTCTTGACATTTTATTATCCTATATACAGAAAGTTAGGGACCTTTCTTAGATTTTCTTGAAGATTATCAGATACTTGATTTAGTTGCTCACTTGTTGTGCTACGACTTGTTACTTCTAAATCCTCTCGTAGTTCTGTAATAAGTTGTTCTTTTTCTGCTTGTGCTTCTGATCTCAAAGCATCTCCGTCTAAAGAAGTTTCACCACCAGGAATTGGAATACTTTGATATTTTGCTCTTACTGCACCAAGCAATTCTTTACAAGTTGCTAGATAATATTTCATTATCCATCGTTTTCCTACATCATTAATTGTTCCAAAACTATGAAACTGATAAGGAGCATTACTTAAATCAGTTACAGAATCAACCGTTTCATTTAGATAATTGTCAGGTTGTGGAATTGGATCACCGGGATTTAATCCATTTACAGTTTTATCAACTACTACTTGTTGATTAGTTTCTTCTACCACTTCTGTCTGCGTTTTTGGTATCACATTAAATTCATCTGCATCTACATAACCTTGAACGGCTGCGATGTCTCTTTCACGTTTAAATACATAATCAAACCACAATGTGAAATCTTTAGTGGGAACAGGAAAAATTGTAAGTTTATTATTTACAATCTCAAATCCGTATGCACTTCTTCGTACTTGCTCGTTAAATTCAATTGCTTGCAATCTCATCAGATCCTCATTCACAGGACGTAATAAAAACTGAGTACCAACTGGTGACATTCCCGACCAATTAAACTCGTTTAACATATTAGAATGTGACATTCCTGAATTCGACATTGGATCGTAAATTTTATTTAATGCAGGTGGTGGGTGATGAAAGATTCTTTTGACTTCTATTTTTTCTATTTTCTTTTCACCCGTTTTTGGGTCGATATAGTAATTGTTAAACAAACCTTGTAAATCGTATGTTTGTACACCTTCTTTTACTTCAAGACTTGCTTTTCTCCAGTCTACATTACCACCAACTCCCACTTCAGCCCCATATGCTTCGGATAATTTTAAATAAAAAGGTAATGGTTGTGTTTGCAGTACACTTGTTGTTAAATTGATGCTAGTTGAAGTTCCTTTTATTGAATATAGATTTTGTTTTATGGAAAACTGATTAATTTGAGCACTATACTCAGTCACTGCTTCTTCAAAGCAAGCATAAAATTGCATATCAATCATCTCAACATCTACAATAGGGTATCCCAATCTTCTGGCTGCCCAATCAGCTGCACGTGGAGCAAACGAAACAAACTCAGCATCTTTATCAAAAAAACCAAATGGAGTCTTACCCACAGGTGATGAAACTTCTCCTTCCCAACGAACTCGTTCTAGTTCATAATTTTCATTTTCCAAGTCGTTTTCTTTTTCGTTATTTGTTTGCTCGTCTTCCATGAATATAAATATAAAGCAATAAAGTTAATCTTATAAAATAAAAGAGGGGTTCAAAAGAACCCCTCTTAAATTTTTTGTTATACTTCGTACTAAGACGAGTTCTGTACAACTTAGGATGGGTTGTAACCATCAAAGTTTGATACAGAAATCTTTCCGTAGAATTCAGGACGAACCATTTTCTTAGCATAACGAGTCATAACTCCACGACGTGGTGTGAAGTTTACCGGATCGTATACTAATGGTGTTTGAATCAATGGAATGTATGGAGCATAAACCGCACCTGTTTCGAGGAAGTTTGTTCCACGGAAACCTACGAGAACGTCACCACTTGTCATGTATGGGTTCTTGTAAACTTGGAAACGATTGTTCAATGCACCAACCTTAGTAACTCCCATAGCAAACTGAGACTGATTTCCGTCTGTGTCAGCTGAGTATCCTGGAATACTTTCAATGATTGTTGCAACTTGTGGAGAACATACCAAGAAGTTAGCACCACCACGGAGAGTCAACTGATGAATTTTGTTGCTCATTCCTTGGATTTGTGTGCCAAGACGTTGGAAGTATGTTCCTTGCGTTTCACCACCAGTTAATTCATCTGTTGCGGCGTCGAATGATGATGTGCTATGTGCGTTAACAAGAAGCATATCAAGAATTTCCAAATCAATTTCCATTGAAACGTACTCGGAAAGAAGAGAAGTCAATTCTGCTTCTGCGTCAATACTATGATAAGCATTCAAGTCTTGTGCCAACTCAGGTGTCCAAACTGCTTTCAACTTACGTGTTTTAGCAACGATTGGTTCACTTTTGAGTTCCAAGTTGATTTCTGGGATACCGATATCTTTTCTAAGACCTGTATCTGTATCGGAATCTCCTCCGTTTACATCATTGTCTTCGAAATCACCACGGGTGGTGTCTTTTGTTTTCTTGTGGTACTGAAGAGTACCATTTCCGTCGGCTGCTCCTTTAACATTACCTTCACCGTCAACTGATACTACGTTATCAGCAGAGTCTGTGAATTGGAATGCACGAACACCATCAAGATCGGCATCACTTGGAAGTGTGATTTTCTCGGTGGTTGCAGCCAATGATACACTTACGTCATTGATTGAGTAACCATGACGTCCTTCTCCGTAGAGACCACCTTCTGCTTTGTCGGTTGAACCGAGTTTTGCGTCTGATGATCCACCGAAGAGACTTCCACTACCCTGACGGGATTGTGCTGTTCCATACTTAAAGTCTAAGTAGAAAATCAATCCAGATGGAAGATTCATTGGTTGAACGGAAACGAATTCCTTTGATGCGATTTCTGCGAATACACGACGTACAAGTGGAAGTGCTACTCCACTCCACTCTTCTGATCCAGAAGAAGTACCTGTGCGTGTTGCTTCGTCGATCAACTGCTTTGCTTGGTTTTCTAAAAGAATGGACATACCACTCTTTTCTGTGTCAGTAGAAATTCCTTCAAGAAGTCCTGTTTTTTCCCATTTGTTTACCAAACCACGGGTTTCTGCCATAAGACGTTCTTGAGGGTTGCTACTTTCCTTTAATAATTTACTGATTTCACTCATTTTAATTTATCCTCAATATAATTTGAATTTTTGTTATGATTTAATGCCTGCAAGTTTCTTGAATCTGTCAGCAAGTTCGTTGCCTTCAGATAAAATCTTCTTGGAGGGTTTTGTTGATTTGATTGCCTTGGATGCAATACCTTCTGTCAATGGATTCTTTTCTGTCTTTTTCTTTTTAGGAGCAGACTTTGATTCTTCCACTACTTCAGTTGCTTGAGTTCTAAAACTCTCTCCAAGTGTTGCGTATACCAATTTTGCTTCGCGAACATTCTTCGTAAGGTCAAAACTTTCTACGACTTTCAACTTTTGATCTTCACTTAGTGCGTGTTTCTTAAACAACTTATTTGTGTAAAGTAACTTTGCATTAAGGAGATTTACTTCATTTAACTTACCTCGCAAAAATTTATAAACTTTGCGGTATTCATCATTTTCTTTTTGAAGTTTTTCGTTGGCACTTTTAAGTTCGGAAACGTCAGATGATTCTTCTTCTTCGTCCTCAATATTGGTTTCTTCCTCAAGTTCTCTGAGGATTTCTTCAAGATTGATTTCTTCGTCTTCTTCATCTTCGTCTGACCCTTCAACTGATTCTTCAACTGCTTCTTCTTCTTCAGATTCTTCAGATTCTTCGGATTCTTCGGATTCTTCAACAATTTCAATATCAATTTCTTCGTCAATTTCGGCAACTTTTTCTTCTTCACCTTCGGTTCCTGGTTCACCAGCAACAGTCTCGGTTCCAGCAGGAAGTTCTTCGTCGTCACTATCAGCAACAACTACGTGTTCGTCTCCACCTTTTCCAAGTTCAGATGATTTAGATTGCTCTTCAACTGCTTCTTCTTCTTCGGATTCTTCGGATTCTTCGGATTCTTCAATTGCTTCGTCTTCATCGTCTTCTGAACATGATGCTTCATCAAGTTCCACCTCGTCGTCTTCCTCAGAGTATGAACCTTCTTCAATTTCTTGCTCAAGTTCCCTAATAATAGTATCAAGGTCAAATGAATCTTCTTCAACTGCTTCTTCGTCGTCTCCTTCAAGATC